AGACGGCTTATGTTCACACCAGTAGTCCTGGTATATTTCCCATAGCTCAAGTTGTTCCATTGCTCCCATCTCAGAGGCTGTCACAGCCCCGTCAGGAGACTTTATAGGGAAGGAGAATACCTTTGTAGTGGGTGACATTACGTCGTCCTCTACAGGCACTCCTGCTGCTTCAAGGACGGTACACAATGGGTCTCTTGAATCTGCTCGCACACGTCTGATGTACTGTTGTGCGTATCGTGGATGGATACCGCTAGCAGAATCCACCAGTTGACTAACAGTACCAGAAGGCTTAACGGCGGTGATAGCGCAACTAGTATTAATAGCCAATCGGTCAGCCCATGATTTATTCGTTCTGATAGCCTCTTCACGTAACTCAGTAAGCCATGTTTTGAGTACACCTTTGTCCCTCCTTCCTGATAAGGTTGGGTGGTCCATAATCCCTGTCAAAGATACACCAAGTAACGCCTCTTCCTCTGTGTTGTTCTTCCACACTTTACGTAAGTAACGAAAATCAGTTAACGTAGCCTGTAAAGTTCCAAGGATAGTCGCAGTACGTACTTTTCGTTTGAGGTCTGACAACGTATCGGTTGCCCGGACAACAACTTCTGATAGATTACAGAACTGATAGGGTCTGAGGATGATCTCGCTACATGGATTAGTTCCAAAATCATAGGTAGCATCTCGTCGCTCGTTCTTTGCAGCTTGCTTTTGACTTGCGACTCTAGAGAACATACCTCTTTCTCCTGAACGGGACTCGTATAAACTTTTCCACTCATCTAAAAATGCCTCAAAATCTGGCTTCTCTGTGTAACACGCGCTGTTGTTCGCTAGTCCTCGTTGAGGGTTGTCTTGCCACCACTGACCTGACTTACACCGTCGTAGTCTATCGTCAGTGAGGTTACTGAGACTGATGAGAGCACTTCTCCTAACTCCGCCGACGACGACGATCTGTGCAATCTTACAGCAGAGATCGTGACACTCGATGGAGGAAAGCTTACGTCCAGCAGCCTCCCTAAAGACCTCTGTGGTAAATTTAAAGAGGTCAACAAGAGGGTCCGCACCAGACGCTCTACCTCCGAATGTTTTAAGGGCTGACCCTGCAGGTCGTACTCCAGATACGTCCCACTTTGGAAGCTGACCCGAATAGAGCAAGCTAATAAGTTCTCTGTAGGCTTTAGCCCATCCAATTTTGCTGTCAGCGACGTGTATAATGGTATCTGTGTCATGGAATTCCTCTGCTACGTCTGGTAATTTTGATACGTACTGGCGCTCAACACTAAACCCTACGCCTGTTCCACACATAAGAACGTACATCATTTCGTCAAAAGCTTTAGGATGGTCGATAGGTAAATAGCTACAGTTGAAGCCAGCTACGTTGTCACGGTCCAATGCTTCTCCGGCAGTCATAAGCGCCCGCATCGAAGGCATTACGTTTAGATCGTGAATGTCCGAAAAGATACCATTAGCTTCTTCAAGAGTAAGTTTATCTTTCTCAATCCAGAAGTTTAGATATCTGTCGATTGTTTCTTCCCAAGTTTCACGGCGCTGTTCCTCTGGTAAGTACCTGGCGTAGCGTGACTTGTGAATGTATTGTTGATATGCGTCCATTAAATTAATTCCTTAATCAGTCTGTCAATGTACCAGCGACACTTACGTAAGTCTTCTACTGGCTTTCCTTTGTAATCGTAGCGCCATAAGTACTTCAAAGCATTACCCTTTAAATAACCATTAAACTCGTTAGCTGGCATAGACGCTTTAATTGCTTCAATAGCCTCTATAGCGCCTTTATTATAGTGATCAGGCTGCTCTACAGGGTCCGTCTTTGGCTTCTTTAATATCGAAATGCCGTCCCATTCAGCAGGAGTCGCGTCGTCAATACTCATAAACTTCTTCCTCGTTAAACTCTTCTTCAAAAAAATCAAACCTGTTTATTAACTTGTCCTCAAACCTGTCAAGAAGTTCTTCAGAAGTAATCTCTAATGCCTCTAATAGGTCATCGGGATCGTAAAACTTCAAAAGCTTTTCTTTAATTTCCCCCAGCGTTAATGACATAGTCTAGCAACTCCTCTAGCGTGTCCAAGCTGTACCAAAGTATTCCTTCTTTGTCACACCACTGTGACATGGTCATCTTGGCACCTTTTCTTATTTTTTTATTAGGCTGCATTAGTACGAAAACGAGTTCTTGTCCTTTTGGTAAGCTGTCTCTGATACTGGTGTACTTTTTTGTGTCTCCGTCTCTGAAGTATCCTTTACACTCAACAAGGGTACCAGAATCATTGTGAACAAAATCAGGACGATAAGAACGCTCAATAACGTATGGAACTGTGAACGGCTCATAATCAAAATCTTTAAGTATCTTGCTAACATCTTCTTCAAACGTGCTTCTAAATGCTGATTTCTTGGACTTTCGGCTCATTAAGTACCTCTACTAAATATCGTGGTCCTGTTGAGTAAGCAAACGCTCTCAAGCCAGGCCAACAGTTTTTCTTATACGCACAGTAGGAACAACCAGTGTCCAGCTTCATGTTGCCACTCTTGCCGTCTTCTTTTGGCTTGTAGCAATGCTTTGGAGGTTCTGGTTGTTCCACCATTGTTTTGATGTGGTCAATACGGTCACCAATATCATAACCTATAACTTCATGGACAGGCGCTTGTACGTCCTTGTCGTCGTACAAAAGGTACGTTAAGTGACCATTCTGTTTGTCCATTGCTAACCACCCGTACTGAGTTTTTCCTTCTGATCTTGCATATCCCTTAATTTGAGAAACGTAGCCAAACGGGTCATCAAAAGCGAGACTTCCATCTTTGAATTTCCTAAACCCATAAGTCGACACGCTTTTAACATCAGTGACAACGCCGTCAATTTTGCAGTCCATAGAGCCACTAATACCGTTAACTTCACACTTTTTCTGTTCATCCGTCACCTCGTGACCTGCTGCCCGTGAAAGAAATAAAAGTAGCTCTTCTATAAGATGTCCGTAGAGAAACTTGACATAGGTGTGACCTTGCATGTCGTCATCTTTTTCTACGTCATTCCACACGTTCCATAAGTACCGATCTTTGCGTCCAATGTTGGACATACGTAGCTTACGAGAGTCGTCACGCTTTTGTGTAAACTCATAACGCATAAGACGCTTAACGCCTTCTCCAAAAGACTCAATACAGTCTTCTATATCTACGCCTTCAGGCACCTCTTTGGTTTCTACTAGGTTATAAATATCTTCTATCAATGTATAGATGTTTTTCATGGTTTGACCTTAGTGGGTTTCTGCCCACGTAGTTCCGATTTGGTACTCTCCGTCAAGGGGACATCTGAGTTTAAAATGTACGCCTGACGCCTTGAGACATTCAACCGCAAGCCAACCGAATTTCTCTGCTTGTTCTTCAGCCACTTCCGACTGTACTTCATCATGTATATTACCTATAAACTTGTAGTCAATGTTCCATTGTTTTGCATAGTCGTCAAGAATAATCAAAGCCTTCTTCATAACTATAGCACCAGCAGCCTGTAATAGTGTGTTTAATGCAGCATGTTCAGATCGAATTCTGAGATGTCGACCATCAATTCCTCTGATATAGCCTCGTTGAGCTGCTCTAATAGACCGTTCTCGTAAACTTTCAAGAGCAGGTGTGTTTGATAAAAATCGTTGCTTAAGCTCTGCGCCAGTTCGTGCGCTTCCTCCAACGATACTTCCAATTTTTGCGTCTCCTGCTCCGTAGAGGAAAGCGTAGATGAAAGTCTTAGCTTGAGGTCTTGTTTCAAGCCCCGCAGCCATTTGATTTCTTGTATGAATATCTTCTGTGAGGAGGACATTGGTAAACTCCTTGTCGTCCATGTAGTGGGCTAACATGCGTAGTTCAAGGCCACTAGCGTCAAAACCTACGAGTTTCTTACCTTCCGGTACAGTCCAGCAAGAGCGACACTCTTTACCGTAAGGGCTATGCCCCGCAGGGACTTGAGCCATGTTAGGCGACTGGTGGGTCATGCGTCCAGTGACTGCACCGTTGCTAATGACTCTTCCGTGTACTCTACCGTCGTCCTGGACAGACTCTAACCAAGAGAGTACCTGTGCGTGACGCTTTTGAAGCAACAGATATTCCAGAACTTTTGCCGCTTCTGGGACATGGTCGTTTTGCTTAAGCGTCTTTTCGTCGACAACTGGCTTTCCGCTTGGCGTGACTTCCGACCATACAGCACCTTTTGTCTCAAGTCTCTCTGCCACTTGTTGCCGGGAACCGACGTTGAAAACCGTAACCTTGTCCTTAAGTCTTTTCCCTGTTTTTTTAGAGTACCTTTCTTCGACAACGGGTGGAAACATCTCTTGTAGTTCGGCTTGTATGTCATTCATGCCTTCCTTAAAAGTAGCGCACAACTCATTAGCCAACTCTTGGTCCAGAAGCCAGCCGTTGCGTTCCTGCTCCTGCATAAGCCACTGAACCTTATGCTCAAGTTCTACGCATTCTTTGTCTTTCCAGTCCTTCATTTCCTTAAGGAGTTTTTGGTGTACTGCTTCCGTGACTGCTACGTCCTGTATACAGTAGTCAATCATCTCCTGTGACAGACAAGAAAAGTCAGAATGGTCACCTTTGGGAAAGCCCAACTCATTCCCCCAGTTCCGCAAAGAGTGACCACCTGACTTGCTAGGGTCAAAAAGACGTGAAAGTACCAAAGTATCGACTACCCTCTCAGAGGCCACAGAAAGCCCCCAGAGACGTTTTAGGACAGGGAGGTCGTACCCTATCAAGTTGTGCCCAACGACGCTCACAGAGCCTTCTAGAGCCTTACAGAGGGTATCTGGAGTAGTGTGTACAGTGTTTACACCATTTTCCCTGGTTACGACACACCAGATGGTCGTAGGATTTAAACCGTCAGCTTCTAAATCAAGATAAATCAATCTTCCCCACCGAATAAATCGTACTGTAATTCTTCAAGTTCAACGTAATCAGTTTCTAAATAGTCTTTTTCTTCCATTGTCTTTTTCCTATGACAATTAGAACAAAGAACAATACAGTTTGCTAACTCCTCGTGTATTCTACTCCACTTATAAAGATAACCTTGTGATAATTTGAAGTTTTTCTTAGTTCTGTCGATGTGGTCAAGCTCTAATGCTTCAGGCACTTCGTTATAGCCACATTCTTGACACCCATTTTCTATTTTATATTTTCTAATGTATGCTTTTTTTGCAAATCTTGCTGCATATCTTCTTTTTCTTGTTATCTCATCCACTAAAAGTCCTCGCCAATGTTAGGATTTGCGACCTCTTGTAACCTCCCTGTTTGTTTATTGTACTGTAGCCAGCAGGCCGGACCAGTTTCGCCTGTATAGCGGTTCTTTAAAACCCGTACTGTAGTAGTGTTTCTAATGTCTTCGTTTTCATTTTGCTGGTCACGTTCCATACCAATGACAATGTCAGATAATTGTGCGATTGCTTGTGACCCTCGTAATTCGCCTAAACTAATCTGAGCGCCGTCTTCGTGGGCTTTACCTTGGGACCTACGTAAGTGCGACACGAGGAACAGACAAATGCCTGTTTCTGCCACTAATGTACGTAGTCGTGTCATAATCTCGTCAATGGCTTTTCTCTCGTCTCCTGACTCTTGGGAAGACACGACGATGGACAAGTGATCCAGTACGACGTACCTGCAGTCAAGTGCTTTTGCCATGTAGCGAACACGGGCGAGGAGGTTATCTGCTGAAGTTGACCCCCAATGGTCGAATAAGTAGTAACGTCCTGTTCCCAGTGTGGTTTCCCAGTATGGCCGAAGCTCGTCCACAGGCGTGTCCTCTTCCAAGTGTAGGGGCCTGTTTGCCGCCACCGACATGATACCAAGACTTGTTCTGGCCAGATCTTCCTCAAGCGCCAAGACTCCAATATTGCCTTCGCATCGGCGTAGAAGATCATACTCGATTTCTCTGATAAATTGGGACTTTCCCATACCACTGCCGCTAGTGATCGTAACCAACTCATAGGGCCTATGTCCTCTAGTTATTTCGTTTAAGCCTTGCCAGGGATAAGGTATTGACTTAACTTGACGCTTTTGAACTAACGTGTCCCATGTGTCAGTTCCGGCTACAATGCCATCAGGTCTATAAACTTTGGCATTCCACCATGCTTGAGTAAAGTCCTTAACCCTGTTAGCCATGAGCATGTCACTGGCGTCCTTCAGGGGTAATTTACATATCTTCAACTTGTTAGGGCTAAAGAGGTCCTTGACTTGTTCCAAAGCAGCGTCACCTGCCTTGTCGTTGTCAAAGCAAAGAACAACATTCTCATAGTTTTCAAGCCACTCCAGTTGTTCCTTAATTTCCTTTGCTGCACTAGACGCACCAGCACGTAAAGAAACCACATCGTACTGCTTGTTAAACATCTCGTACACGGCAAGGGCGTCAAGTTCACCTTCCGTGATCGTTATGTACTTGTTAGTGTTGCACTGTTGCTGACCAAAGAAGCCAGCGTTTTGTGAACTACCGTTACTAAAGAAGTTTTTAGTTTTTACTTCCCTAACCTTGGCTGCACATACTTCACCAGTGTTAACGTCGTAGTAAGGGTAGTAATGTTTTTCTATTTCACCTGTTGCACCGTACTCAACGGTGACGCCAAAGCGCATACAGGTTTCTTTTGAAATTCGTCTGTTAGGTATTGCTGCCACTGTGCCAAACATCTGCAAGGGCTTTGCTTTTGCTATTGATACAACTTCAGGCATGTTTCCGTCACCGTTTGTGTGGTAATCACAGACAGCACTAAAGCAGTGTGTAGAGCCGTCATCATAAATAGCAAGGGCATCCGAAGAATTGCACTTCGGACACCCTTCATGTCGTAGAAACTTAGCCATGTTTAAAAGTCAGCAAGTTCCCCCAGTTCCATTTCTGCTTCCTCTAAAACTTTTACTGCTTCTAAGTAAGTTGCCACACCGTGTACAGGATGTGGATTACCTAGCTTGTACTTTAGGCGTACCTTAGAGTTATAAGGTACTTCACCGTTGTACGGATTACCGTCTTCGTCAAACATCTTTACGTCGTACTTTGACTTAAATTTACGTTGTTTTGCACCTTGGTAATCCTTAATCTTTACTCCCAGTGCTGCTAGTTCATTAGCATCTTCCTCCGACATCGTAATTGTCATCGAAAACTGACCTGTGTCCTGACCATTAAAAATGTCGTGTTGAGTTAAGTTACTAAAGTTACAAATACCTTCTATTACTGCCATTGGAATAATCTCCGTTTCTGCTTGGGTTGCAACTAGATCATCTCTAGTCATGCTTATAGTATACCACATTTTTAATCAAAAGCCAAAACAAAATGACCTTCTTTAGGCATACTGTCGTCATTAACACGGTAAGTAAAGTAAGTAACTCTAACCGCGTTTATAACTTGTAGGTCTTCTTCTCCTTCACTAAAGCACACCTGTTGTTTCAAATAGCATTCAGGCATACGTAGTAAAGTTTCTGCTAGTTGTTGATATGTCACTCTTCGTCCTCCGGGGTTGGGTAAGGGTCACTAACTTTCTCTAAAAACAGTTCAAAATCTGACATACTAATTCTTATACTGCCTTCAGGAGCTTCTCTAGCGTCAGTAGGGAGCTTTAAAACAAAAGGTATACCACCATAAGGGTCAAGCCTCATAATCTCGTTAGCAACGTCTCTAGCCTCACTGAAGCCAAGGCGATAAATAGAGTAGTCACCACCAGTTATTTCGTACACACTAAACTCGTCATCAATCATACTTAAGTTACTCCTAAGTTAACTACAGAAGTACTAATGTAGTTTACTACTATGGTTTAACTACTTCAGTTTATTACTTTAGTTACTACTTAAGTAATACTTTAGTAGAGGGTACCATAATCATCATCATTTGTCAAGTAAAAATCTTCAGTAATAGTACTAAGACTATCTATATTTACATCAATAGAAGAAAATAAGCAGTTGTTGCATAGATCAATAAAGTTTCCTTGGTTGTCTTTCTTTAACAATTCTTTTTCTTCCAATATTCGATCACATGCTTTACATCTCATATGTTCTTCCAGTCGTCTCCGTAAATGTCTAACATTGTACGTTCTAAATCACTTTTGTTCATGTCGCGTAGTCTTTGTTTAGTTTGAAGCCTAAACATTTCTACTTCATAGTCCTCAATCATAGCCATCATGTAGTCTATTTCAGCAGCGTCAAAATAGTCTGTTGGGTCTGGTGGCAGCATATGTTCAACCATTGTTAATTCTCCCTGTTAAGTACTTCCAGTGTTTAATTGCGTCGGCTAACTGTTGCATTCTCTCCAGTTGCCTCTGGTGTTCCTGGTTAAGTTCTTCAGTAGTTAACACTAAATTAGCCACTGTTGTGTCTATGGCGTCGAAGTTATGTTCTTCTTCGGGTTCCTTGTCGAAGTCCCGATAGATTCCTCTACCTTCGATCATGTTGTCATAGTCGTCTTGCCAAATGTCCACTAGTTCTCTTGCCATATTTAGTTCTCCTTAGCTCCTATGTATCTGTTAAGCTTACCTGAACGTTTTAACTTTCTCAAACCTGAGTATTCCGCTTGTTGAACTTCTGAACGTGTTATGTTCAACGCTTTAGCTACTTCTTCTTGTGACATAAAATAGTCACTATATTGCTTTCTTTTCCTCAAAAGTACCTCCAATACTCTTTACTGACTTCACACCTCAGCCAAGCAATAGACAACACGTAGGAATATATAAAGTTGTTATGGCTTGGGATGTACAGTAGTTGTAGCATAGGTTTAGACGAAAAGTAAAAGACAATATTATAATCTGTCATTCCTAGTTGCTCCCTTTCGTTTCCTAGTTCGCTTCTCGTATGCCTTAAGCAGCATTGACGTGATACCAAAGCCCACCAAAAGGATCACAACGTCCCACCAAGGTTGCCACTGTTCAATCATCGTCAAGCGCTCCCATTTCCTTTGCAAACTCAAACCGTGAACCAAAGTCCCTCTCTGCGTCTTCTCTGGTGTCATGAATCAAAAGACTTCCCATGAAGTTACCATCTTGACGCCACACTAGCCAAGCGCTATTGATGCCTGAATAGCCACAATAAACTAGTGACTTACCGTCGTTCATGCTGAAACCTGAGTAGTAATCAACTGCGTTTTTCACTGTACTAGCTCCTCTAGTTGTGACTGTGGCACTTCCTGAGCTTCAGCACCGTTTAGCCATTGGTTAATGTGTTTGGTAGTGGTAACACTGAACTTTTGATTAGTCCTGATATACCCTCTATTTGGTAGCCACGCTGCTACTGGTGTTTCATAGCTGAACAATACGTCCATCTT